CATTGACTCGACCATCACGACCGCGCCGGTCTTTGAGCGACAGCGACTCTCGCCCTCTGCCTGGAATAGCAACGCGGGAGGCCAAGTCTCCGCTAAAGGTCTGGCTCAGTGGCGCAGTCAATTGTTCGGCGTAGGCAATGTCTGGGGCGAGATCGGCGGCGGTGGGGTCGCCGACGCGAACGTTGCCGTGGGGTCAGGTGGAGCCCCGACAGGCTGGACAAGCAAGATCAAGAAGGCGCTATTTAACGGGGCCGGCGACTCGATCTCGTTTCAATTCGCCCTACCAGACGGCTTATGCACGGCTTTCCCGCTGACCTTCGACCTGACCTACTCGCTCGTCGGCGCAGCGCCAATTACGGTTGCCCCTAGCGTGATCCTGTCTGCGCTGGTGTTGGGATCAGGTGGTGTCTTGATCGCTGACTCTGGAGGCGCGGTCGTGCCCGTAGCTAGGGCGGATACAGCGGCTGAAACCTTCACGAGCAAGGCAGCCACTACTTTCGCAGTTTCAACAGCCACAGGAACAGTTCAGGATCGCCAGCTCAAGATGCAGTTCGGGCCGCTGGACATCTCAGACTATTACGAAGGCGACGGCGTCGTCATGGCCCTGGAGCTTGACAGTGACGGTACGCCTGCACAGGACTTAGTTATTTGGACCCTGGCGGTCTCCGGGGTCCGCTTCACCACAGGCGGGAGGCTGTGACCCCTGCCCGCGAGTGTGGCCCCTGCTCCGAGTGCGCGGCTGCGGTCGTAGCGGCTGCACCCTACCTGGCTAGTGGCAACGTAGCGCAGGCTCTAGAAGAGAGCCCCGAGGGCTAGTGTCCTACCGACTTCAACAACTTCTCGCTGAAAGGATCTCCGCCGGTTTGAAGAGGAAGACCATTACTTCTTGTTCGAAATGGGCTGAGGAATACCGCGTCATGGGACAACCGTTCCCTGGGAAGTGGAGCTTTAAGCGACACCCTTGGGCTCGCGGTATGCATGACTGCGATGCTGAGAAGATGGTTGGTCAGAAGGGTGCACAGCTCTGCTTCACCGAGGTCGCTCTGAATAAGAGCTACTTCAATATCGACGTGCACGGCAACAGCGTCCTCTATGTGATGCCGACATCGAACGACGCTAGTGATTTCTCCACTGCCCGGTTCGATCCCGCTCTGGAGCTGTCGCCACATTTAAGCAAACTGTTCAGTGACGTTAAGAACATCGGCCACAAACGAGCCGGTTCAGCTAACATGTTCCTTCGCGGCAGTCGTTCGCGCAGTCAGCTCAAGAGTATTCCGGTCTCAGCCGTCTTCATTGACGAGCTGGACGAAATGGTGCAAGAGAACATTGCCCTCATCTTCGAGCGCATGAGTGGCCAGATGGAGAAGCAAGCCTTCCTCCTGAGCACGCCGACGATCGAGGACTACGGCATCAACAAGGAGTTCAAGGCGTCCAGCCAGGACCACTTCTTCTTCAACTGCCCCTGCTGCTCGCGACTGACACAGCTCACTTTCCCCGATTGCCTGGTCATTACGGCTGATAGCTATGCTGATGAGGGCATCCGAGGTAGTTACCTTAGGTGTAAGGAGTGCAAGGGTACTCTGAATCATCAAACCAAGCAGGACTGGCTCTCTACCGGTCGCTGGGTCTCTGAGTACACTGACCGAATCGTCCGGGGCTTCCACGTCAATCAGCTCTACTCCTGCACCGTGCGGCCCTATGAGATTGCGATCTCCTACCTCAGAGGCCAAGAGAATCCTGGTGACGAGCAGGAGTTCTGGAACTCAAAGATGGGCCTGCCCCACGAGCCTGACGGGGCTCGTATCTCCGATGCGGACATCACGTCCTGTATCAGTAGCTACAAGATGGCTGACATCGGTCCGCCCAACTCTCTCGTCACGATGGGTGTTGACGTTGGTAAGTGGATCCACTATGAGATCACTGAGTATCGCATGGCCTATCGTGGTGGGGACATCAATGACTCCACAGTCGCGAAGGTTCTTTCCGCTGGGAAGGTCAAGAACTTTGAGGAACTTGACAAGAAGATGCGGCGCTATAAAATTAACTTCTGTGTTATCGATGCCAATCCGGAACGCCGTAAAGCTCTTGAATTTGCTCAAAGGTTCTGGGGCCATATCAAGTGCTGCTTCTACGCTCGTGGGATCAGTAACAAGGTAATCACAATCCATCCTGCTGATCAACATACTGTCAGTGTGGACCGGACTAATTGGCTTGATCTTTCGCTAGGTCGGGTGCGAAACAATCGCATCACTCTGCCTGTCGATATTCCGCTTGAGTACAAAACTCAGTTGAAAAATTTGGTACGCATTACGAAGCTTGATAAAGATGGGAACCCTGTCGCGTCTTACATGAAGACTGGCGAGGACCACTACGCTCACGCTCGTAACTATAGTGAGATTGCCCTGCAACTCTCCGCAACTTTCGCTCAGACCCATGATATTTCGAGGGCTCCCTAGTGCCTGCTCTGATCGACCTACACAAGATTCGTCATCCACAGCACACTTTGATGAGCATGGAGTGGCAGAAGTACCGCCTCGCCTTTGAAGGCGGCATCTTCTTCAAGAGCAAGTATCTTGAGAAGTTCAGTACTCGTGAAGACACTGATGACTTCAACCAGCGGAAGAGAATCTCGCATGTTCCCGCTCATGCCAAGGCTGCGATCCTGGACATTCGGAACGCTATCTTCAAGCGGATGGTTGACATCACTCGTAAAGACGGCCCCGATTCCTACACCAAGGCTGTAACTGGTCTTGAGCGTGGCGTCGATGGTAAGGGTAATAGCATGAACAGCTTCCTCGGGCAAGTCATTTTGCCTGAGCTGCTGGTTCTGGGGAGAGTTGGCGTCTACGTTGACAAGCCGCAGATCCTGACAGAGCGTCTCAGTCTAGCAGACGCGCGGAAGTTCAAGCCTTACCTGTACCACTACCAGGCTGAGGACATCTTCTCCTGGCACTACGATGATTGGAACCGCCTTGACGTTGTGCTCCTCCGCGACCACGACTTCACAACTCACGAGGAGACTGGGCTCATCGATGGTGAGGAGGAAAACTTCCGGCTCATGCAGCTGATCACTGTCGACGGGAAGCCTCAGGTGAAGCTAACACGCTTTGGACTGACTAAACGTGGGGCTGGCTCCGCCTCGGCAGGGCCGATGGTTCATCAAGGTGCACAGCCGACGCTTGCACTCCTCGAGGATCCGATTGTCTTGGACCTCCCAGAGATCCCGTTCGTGTTGCTTGAGCTTGAGACCTCGCTCATGACCGACGTGGCTGACTACCAGATCGGGCTCCTGAATCTAGCCAGTAGTGATGTCAACTACGCGATCAAGAGCAACTTCCCCTTCTACACTGAGCAGTACCATCCAGCTATGGAACTGTCTCACCTTCGCCAGGCTGACGAGGATGGCACGGCATCTGATGCGGCATCGGCAAACTCTAAGCAGGCCAAGACCGGCGTATCACAAGGTCGTCGCTACCCGATGGGTGCTGATCAGCCTGGGTTCATCCATCCCTCGCCTGAGCCGTTGCTTGCAAGTATGCAACTCCAAGGCTCGATGCGTGGTGAGATCCGGCAGCTTGTCAATTTGAGCCTGACGAATCTGGGCTCTACTCGAGCAAGTGCAGAGAGTAAGGATCGAGATAACCAGGGTCTTGAGGGTGGGCTGGCGAACATTGGCCTGGAGCTGGAGTTCGGTGAGAGGAACATCGGCCGTATCTGGTGGGCCTACGAGAAGAATGGCGGCGGTGAAGTAACTGTCAAGTACCCGGATAACTATTCCATGCGGACTGATGAGGACCGTCGGAAAGAGGCTGAAGAACTCCGGAAGATTCTCCCCACTGTCCCGAGTAAGACGTTCCAGAAGGTTACAACTAAGGATATTATCACCATCATGCAGGGCCACAAGGTCTCGCTCAGTGAGTTGCAGACAATGCATGGTGAAATTGATAAGGCTGTCGTGATCATCACAGACCCTGAGATTATTCGCTCTGACCACGAGGCCGGTTTCGTGGGAGATGACCTGGCATCCCAGCTTCGTGGTTACCCGAAGGGTGAATCTGAGCGGGCTGCTAAGGATCACGCACAGCGTGCGGCACGTATTGTTGTCGCTCAGACGGCACAGGCTCGTGGCGTCCCGGCCCTGGGGAATAATCCTCAGGAAGGCCGCCAAGAACGCGCTCAAGCGAACGACACGACGACTGAGATGAGCGAGACAGATCGGACACGCGGAAATGCCTAGCTACGCCTCACAATCCGAAGCCGATGTCTACTTCCTTACTCGCCTAAACAGCGAAGCGTGGGATGATGCGACATCTGCCGACAAGGACAAAGCCCTCGGGCAGGCGACGAACATCATTGATCGTTTGAATTTTCTTGGCTGCAAGACGGTCGATACTCAGGAGAATCAATTTCCACGTGCGACGGATACCGTTGTTCCGAAGGACGTGAAGGACGCATCTATTGAAATCGCACTGGCTCTTCTGGATGGAGTAAATCCGGAGCTGGAATTCGAAAATGTCTTTATGACTTCTCAGGGATATGGTGGGGTCCGATCGTCATTTGATCGGTCAGTGAAGCCTCCTCATCTCCTGGCAGGTGTCCCTAGCTTTACGGCCTGGACTTACCTTAAGCCGTATCTGCGAGACCCCTGGAACGTTGAACTCCATAGGACATCTTAGAATGATTGAACCCACTACTGACACCATGAGTCGTAAGGAGGTGGTTGGTTGGACCTTGCAAGTTGCTTCAACCCTTGCACTTCTGATCGGGGCCTGGTTCTTTGGCTCCCTCATTACGAAACTTGAAGACCTTTCAAAAGCTGTGAATGAACTCAAAGTCAACGTGGCAGTGATGGGGAAGAACGAGGAGCGCCTTGGGCGCTTGGAGAGTAAACTTATTCAGCTTGAAAAGGACCAGCATGGACACGAAAGGGCAAGCGGTCATCCTGTTCTAGTGGCGCGCGTGGCAGCACTGGAGAAGAAATGAGCCCAGAAGCTATTGCACTCATTACTGGAGCTATTGGCGCAGCAATCAAGATGTATCTTGATTACCGCAAAGCTCGTGACGAGAAAGAGCGTGCCGATCGTGCCGAAGAGAGGTCTCACGAACTGGAGCTGATTCAGGTGAAAAGTGATGCTGCCATCAGGGCAACAATCGTAGGCATTGAGCGCCATAAGAAAACCCTGACTGCTGAAGAGCAAAGCCGTTTGGCGGCCTCAATCCGTGAGGCTGCTGTTGAAGAGAGTGCTGAGGACCATCTTAATAGTCGTGTTCTCGAAGTGACAAAGCGCCGTGGAACGCGCTACTACAAGGCCGTGTCTGAGGAAGACAAATAACCAATCGTGCCATCTATGGCACAACAATTACCCGGTAAGACGGGGTGGAGTTTTAACGTGATCGGTGATTATAACAACCATGTCCGAATTTGGACATCCGTATTCGAAGGTGACGATGACGCATCATCCGGAGAAGCTGGAGCAGCCGCTGGTGGCAACGAAGCCGCAGCAGCCACAGCCTCCAAGGATGATGGGGCATCGAATGGTAAGGTGACATTCGACGACGCGCAGCAAAAGGAACTCAACAGGATCCTTGCGACGGAGAAGAAGAAGCACCAACAGCTCACGCAACGAGCGATCGATGAGGCGACGGCGATCCGGCAGAAGGCTAGCCTTACTGCTAAGGAGAACCAAGAGTACGATGCCCGCATCGATCAGCTCCGCACGGAGCTATTGACTAAAGAGGAGCAGGGCAAGCGCGCTGCTGATAAAGCTCGAAAGAAACACAAAGAAGAGAAAGACGCGCTCTCAACAGATCGCGACTACTGGAAAAGTCAATTCACCGATTCAACTATTGAGCGTTCCCTAACGGACGCTGCGGCTTCCAACAATGCGTTTTCTCCCAGACAAATTGTTGCTATTCTTGGCCCGAATACTCAGCTCGCTGAGGTGCTGGACGACGAAGGTAAACCGACTGGACGACTCGAGCCCAAGGTACGGTACCGTACTCGAGACAAAGAAGGAAAGCCAAAGACTCTTGAGCTGACCCCTGCGGACGCGATCAAGAGGATGAAAGATGAGGAAGAGTACCTGAACCTCTTTCGAGGTGAAGGTGCCGGTGGGGCTGGGTTGCGGTCGCAACCTGGAGGGCGTAAGCCTGACCTCGCCAATTTGGCCAAGGACCCTGCCGCGTACCGTAAGGCTCGCAAGGCAGGGGACGTAAAGTTCAACTAGGAGAAAACATGTTTACATTTGGAAAAGTTTGGGTCCCGGTCTTCGCGAATGACCTGGATGCCTTCATCCCGGAACTATGGGCTCAGGAAGGGCTCATGCTCCTGGAGAACAACATGGTGGCGGGTAACCTCGTCCACCGTGACTTCGAGAACCAGATCGCTCAGTTCGGTGACATCGTCAACACTCGTCTGCCCGCCAACTTCGTTGGTAAGCGCAAGACGGATGCCGACAGCGTCACGGTCCAGGATGCGGTGACTCCGAACGTCGCCGTGCCCCTGAACCAGCACCTCCACACTTCCTTCCTCGTGAAGGACGGTGAGGAGTCCAAGGGCTTCCAGTCGCTGCGGGACAACCTCCTCGCGCCGGCCATGCTCTCGCTGGGTCAGATGGTGGATGAGGTCGTCATGACCCAAGCCTACCAGTTCCTTTCGAACTCGGTGGGTGGTCTCGGCGTCACTCCGACGAAGGAGACGGTGATCGCGGTTCGCAACAAGCTGAACCAGAACAAGGTCCCCATGCAGGGCCGTAACCTCATCATCACGCCTCAGACTGAGGCTGACTTGCTGGCCATCGACTCGTTCGTGACGGCTGACAAGGTTGGTGACGAGGGTTCGGCTCTTCGTGAGGGTTCGCTCGGGCGCAAGTACGGCATCCTTCACTGGATGAGCCAGAACACTCCCAGCGTTCCGGGTGGTGTCAGTGGCAACACGATCCTCACGGATCTGGCCATCAACCTCGGGGCCGGTTACCCCAAGGGTACGACTGTCATGACCATCGACGGTCGCGTCGCTGGTACTGCGATTCAGAGCGGCTCGTGGATCACTATCGCTGGCGACGACACTCCCCAGCGGGTTGTCTCGTCGGTTGGTGCTGGTACTCCGACGTCGATCACCGTCACGCCTGGTCTCGCCTCGGCGGTTGCGGACGATGCCGCCATCACCGAGTACGTTCCCGGGCAGGTCAACTTCGGTGCTGGCTACGCCCTCGGGTACGCCAAGGACCTGGTCATCGACGGCTTCGCCATCGCGCCCAACACGGGTCAGCTCATGAGTATCGCTCCGGCGGTTGCGACTGGTGCTGAGCCGACCTACGGTGCCATGTCGACTCCGACGACCACGGCTCTGCTGCTCAACCGGCCCCTCGAGGTCGCGGCGGTGGATGATCACTTCGTGGCTCCCGGCCCCGCCGGGAACTACAACTTCGCGTTCCACCGTCAGGCGCTTGCGCTCGTGACTCGTCCGTTGGCAGCTCCGGCTGCTGGTACGGGGGCTCTGTCCTTCGTTGCCAACTTCAACGGCCTGTCGATGCGCGTCGTCATGACGTACGACGGCGAGAAGCAGGGCCACTTGGTCACCTGCGACCTCCTCTGTGGCGTGAAGGTTCTCGATGTGGCTCTCGGCGCGGTGATGCTCGCGTAAACGGTGAAGGGTAAGGGTGGGCCCCTTCGGGGGCCTGCCCGAACCTCTCTGGAGCTCTAATGGCATTTCAAAACGTACTAAGGCAGATCACGGTCATCCTTTACCGTCTGAAGCGCCAGTATGGGTTGAGGGCGACAATCTATCAGCCTGCTAGTCCTATTAACGATGTCGAAACGGGAGATATTACACTAACGTATACTACCTTTGCTATTAGACGAGCAATCGTCTTACCCGATAAAGCTGATCGTAGTTTTATCTATGACCTTACCTTCATTGCGGCGAATAACAACTTTGTTGGTGGCGCACTCTTTGATAGGAAGAAGCGGACCATCATTGTTGACGCAAAGGATGTCCCTAAAACTTTTGAACCGACTATGAACGACCACATCGAATTTGACGGCAAGCGATACGAGTTGGAGTCTATCGACTCTTTGGAGCAACAAAAAGGTTTCCTGTTCCGAGTTCAGGAAATTGACAACAGCACACCTGTTGGACCGTAGCTATGAAAGACAAGAATTGGCCAAGATGGATCTTCGCATCAGTTAGTAAGCACTTTCTTGATGCAGCATCAGCGGAAAGTATTCCGTTGTTTATTGAAGGCCAGCATCGTGACACACGCTTGGAGAAAGACTTCTTCGAGTTGCGGACCGATGGTCCTACCTTACGTGAGGTCAGTAAGGGCTGCTTTGTATTCGGGTTAGAGATCAATATCATTGTTCAGTCTGCGATGAACGATACGAACTATCACAGAATTCACCAAAATGTTGGTGTAGCGGCGGCCGCCTTCGACAAGGGTATTCCCGTGTATAAGAAGGGCTCCGGCCCCGATGATGATCAGTCTTTTGTGGGGTGTCTCCAGTTGTTGCAAAACAGGGAGACACGAGATTTCGTTGAAATCAATCACTTCGGACAAATTGACAAGCAAACCAAATTGATGCAGGCATCAGTCGAGGGACATTACAGAATGTACCTCCAGACCTCCTAAGGAAACACAAACATGTTTACGAAACTTTGGGTTCCGGTGTTCGCCCAAATCGACATCAAGAACACTGAACTGAAGATGCAGGATGGCACGACGCCGACTGCAAATGAAATTGTCATCAAGGTCGGTGAGGGAAACCTTACCTACAGCGAGAACCGCACCATCGAGTACACGCTCGATCGCGGTCGAATCGATGAGGTTCGTGAGGGCGACGAAGTCCCTATGGACGTCTCGTTCGATCTCCTGTGGGAGTTCATCACTGGCAACACGGATTCAGCGGGTGTTCCGCCGACCGTTGAGGATGTCCTCAAGAACCAGAACAACGCTGCGACTTGGATCAGCAGCGATCCCGACACTTGCCGCCCGTTTGCGGTGGATGTCATTGCGGAGAATGTTCCCGTGTGCGGTGCTGGCGCACCCACCCAGGAGCAGGAGTTCATCACTCTGCCGGATTTCCGGTACGAGACGCTGGACCACGATCTCCGTGCCGGAACCATCGCGGTTTCCGGTCGCTGTAACTCCAAGGTTGCCAGCATCGTTCGGTCGCTTCAGCCTAGCACCTAGTAGTTAGGATGCTGGCATCTCTTTGAAAGGGTATTATGAAGATCAATGGTAAGAAGCTCGACGGCCCCAATATCGAGGTTGTGGTTATTCCACGGCAAAGCGGGGACTTGGTGTTTAAGGCACAGGCTGTCTTGGACTATACGGATTGTGACAAACTCAACCCAATGCCTCAACCTCCCAAGCGGTTGATGCGAGGCGGCGGGACCCAAGAGAATGTTGACGATCCCAAGTACAAGAAGGCAGTAGACGAGTGGGCCCTCCGCAAGTTCTACTGGATGTTCGTTATGTCTCTCAAGGCCACTGAGGGCCTGGAGTGGGAAACCATCAAGATGGATGACCCATCCACTTGGGAGAACTACAAGAAAGAGATGCAGACGGGTGGCCTCTCTCCGGGTGAGGTGGCTCGTATCGAGACCTGCGTGACGGATGCCTGTGGTCTGAACCAAGCTAAAATCGATGAGGCAACTCAGCGTTTTTTAGCTGGTCAGGCTCAGGCAGCCAGCGCCGGGTCATCCCAAAATTCCGGACAACCGAGTACACCGTCTGGCGTGCCTGCGAACGCTGGCGCATAACGCCTCCTGGCGTTGAGAACAAGTGGGAAGATAACAGTGTCGTTGCACAAGCAGAACTCATCGCGTACAGCCAGCTTCGTCAGTACGAAGAGGCTGAGCTACGTAATGAGCACTACAAAATGCTCGGGGCTGTGAGGAAGTAATGGTTCAGGTTAAGATCGTTGGGTTGCAGGCTCTCCGAGCTAGGATCAATGGGATCGGAAAGAAACTTCCTACGATCTCGCTGACTATTCATACCCATCTTTCAAACGCCTGGAGAGCCGCTGCTGCCGAGTTCGTGAAGGCTGCTGTCCAAGAGGTTCTCGTGGAAACGGGGATGTCAGCAGCTACTTTCTTTCCACTTGCACGGTTAGTTAAACGAGGGAGTGTCGGTCAGGTTAGGACGTTTATTCGTTCTCACGGACCAATCGGCGCCCGCAGGGATCGGCCAGAGTTCCCTGGCGGGCGTCGTGCCTCCCCTCCCCGTATCCGTAGTATTAAAGAAGGCGAAAGAGAAGGGGAGCGGGCGTTCACATTGACCTTCGGATCTCATCGACGCCCTGTCTTTGCCTTCTCCTTCTCGACGGTAGTATTCCAATTCGCGTTTCATGAAGAGTCTCAATCGGCGCTCCCCGAGGGTGAGCTAGCTTTCCGAGAGACTGTTCAGAGACTATTTGTTAGCAGGGTTGAATTCTTTTTACGTCAGTTCTTTAGGACTGGTCGTATCCTGCTCGTACTTCCTGAGAACCTAGGCTAACGATGGCTGACATCAATCTAACTGGTGACGCGTCTCAACTAGTTAGCGCTATCAATCAGGCTACGACTGCGTTCATTGGTTTCGAGCAGGCAACTGCTCGAGTCCAGAGGGACCAGGCAAAGTTCAATAAAGACGGTCAGATTGTTGCCCGGACTCTTACGGCTATTGATGCCGCCGGTAACAAGGTTGTCACGACTTTCAAGGAAGTCAAAGGCGTCTTAACTCAGACCTCGACCGTCTCCAAAGGCGCCGCCGCTAATCTCCGAGCATACTCGATTCAAGCGCGCCAGACGGCTGCGGCTCAGGAGCTACTCGCCCAGGCAACGGCGACTGGTGTTGACGCTCAACTTGCCCAGGCGGATGCTCTCCGCCAGACCGCTGCGTCTGCACGTACTGATGCTCGCGTTCTTATCCAGCAAGCCGAGCAGCATGGTCGTAATGCTGCCGGTGCTAAGAATAGTGCGAATGCACTACGGGCCCTTGAAGCTGATTCGCGAAAGACAACTCGAGCTATTGAGCTTCTTACTGTTGCGAATGAAGCCGAGACGCTCTCTGCTGAACTTGCGGCTGCTGCCAATGTACGTGCCGCTGAAGCTGTCGACCTTCGGGCGCGTGCTGCTAGCATCCAGGCGGGGATTCCCGGTCTTGCCGCGAGGGCTCCGGAGGTTCAGAAGCAAAGCGCTCAGCGGATTGCTGACGAGAAGCGCGTTGCCGAAGAGTTTAAGAAGCAGACGACTCAACGTATTACGGACGAGGAGGCACTAGCTGCTCTAAGGATCAAGGGGATCCTTCAAGTAACTCAGCTTGAGCGTGAGCGAGTTACTGCAACTGCCGCGCAACGCGTCACGGATGAGAACCGTGTCGCCGCGCTGTTCAAGGCACAGGCTGCGGCCCGCATCGTTGAAGACGATAAGGTCGTTGCGGCAAGGGTAGCCTCTCAGCTTGCAGCTGCCACCGAACGACGCGCCCAGATCAAGGGGACCACAGCTCAGCGTCTTGCAGCAGAGCAACGTGTTGCCGCAGCATTCAAAACACAGGCTGCCGCTCGGGTTCTTGCTGAAGAGGGGGCAATTGCTGCACGAATCCAGGGCGTCTTAGAGGCGTCTCAGATTGAGCGAGAGCGAGTTACCGCTGTTGCGGCACAGCGTGTTGGAGATGAACGGCGAGTTGCCGCAGCATTCAAAGCCCAGATTGCTACTCGAACTGCTGAGGAAGAGAAGGCAATCGGGCTTCGGATTGCTGCGGAGTTGAAGGTTGGGGACGCACGTCGGAATCAGATCCGACGAGCAACGGTCCAGCAGCTCTCTGACGAGCAGCGTGTCGCAGCGGCATTTAAGTCGCAGGTTGCTGAGCGGATCGCAGACGAAGAAAGGGTTATTGCTGCCCGCGTCCGAGGCCAGCTAGAAGCCAACACGGCACGACTTAGGCAACTCAAGCAGGCAACGGCCCAGCGCCTTGCCGACGAACGGCGTGTTGCTGCTGAATTTATAAGGCTCGAGAACCAACGACGTGCTGCTGCCATCCAGACTCGTACTCCACGCGTCGAGCAGCGTCTTGCAACTGGGGGTGCAGGTCGGGCTGAGACCAGTGCATTCCTCCAGGCCGAGGAAGCGGTCCGGCGCTTTGGCGCCACAGGCGTTACAGCCGCTCAACAAGTTGATGCCGCCATCGCTCAGGCTCGGGCTGGTCTTCTCCGGTTCACCGGAAATCTCACGCAGGCCGAGCTCGCAGCTTTACGGCTTGTCGAAGCCGAGAACCGTGTTGCCGCAGGGATGGATGCTGCGGCGGCTTCCTCGAATGGTCTCCTTGCCTCGGTTGCTAGTCTCGGTAAGCTCATCGGAATCAGTCTCCTCATCGGTGCAACCTTCAGGCTTGTTACGGCCTTCACGGATGCGGCACGTGCGGCTGGTGAACTCAGCATTAAGATCGCTGAGATCCAGACAATTTCAAGTGACGCTGCTGCCACTACTGAGTCTTGGGCAAGTAATCTTCGCGACCTCTCTAGTGAATTCGGTATTGACACTCTCAAACAAGCTGAGGGTGCCTACCAGATTCTGTCGAACCAGATCAAAGATGTGGAAGGTGCGACGGTTAGCACCGCACAGGCCCTCAAGGTCTTGGAGGTTGCAAACCG